GCCCGGCCCGATGATGGCCGTGCAGCCCACCGTGGAGATGGCGAAGCGGAACTCGAAGCAGCGCATCGATCCGCTGATCGAGGAATCCGAGGTGCTGCGCAAGCTGGTCCGCGATCCACGGTCACGCGACTCCGGCAACACGGTCCTGGCGAAAGAATTCCCCGGCGGCGTGCTGGTCATGACCGGCGCCAACAGCGCTGTCGGCCTGCGCTCGATGGCGGCGCGGTACCTGTTCCTGGACGAAATCGATGGTTATCCGGGCGACGTCGATGATGAAGGCGATCCGATTCAGCTTGTGGCGGCCCGTGCGCGGACCTTCGCGCGGCGGAAGATTTATCTCGTATCGACGCCCAAGATTACGGGATTGAGCCGGATCGAGGCCGCCTTCGAGGAAAGCGATCAGCGGCGGTACTGGGTGCCGTGCCCGGTTTGCGGCGAATATCAGACGCTGAAGTTCGCGCAGCTCACCTGGCCAAAGGGCAAGCCGAAGCAGGCGGTATATGTCTGCGAACACTGCTCGGCTCGCGTCGAGAATCATCAGAAGCACACGATGCTCGCGCGCGGCGAGTGGCGGCCCAGCGCGGTGGGCGATGGGCGCACGGCGGGATTTTGGCTGTCCAGCCTCTACAGTCCCGTGGGTTGGTTCAGTTGGGCCGATGCCGCGGAGATGTTTGAGAAGGCGCGCAAGAATCCAACGCTGCTTCAGGTCTTCGTCAACACCGTGCTCGGGGAGACGTGGGCGGAGGCGGGCGACGCGCCCGACTGGCAGCGGCTCTATGACCGGCGTGAGAATTACCGGCTGGGCACGGTGCCGGCTGGCGGATTATTCCTGGTCGCCGGCTGCGACGTGCAGCGGGATCGCCTCGAAATCGCGCTGGTCGCCTGGGGGCGCAATCGTGAAAACTGGCTCACCGATTATGTCGTCCTGGATGGCGACACCTCCCGGCCCGAGGTTTGGGACCGGCTTACCGATCTGCTGAATACGACCTACCCGCATGCGTGCGGGGCGCGACTGGGCATCGTACGGATGGCGGTCGACTCCGGCTTCGCTACGCAGCAGGTCTATGCATGGGCCCGCGAGCAGGGGCCGGGGCGCGTGTTGGTGACGAAAGGCTACGAGACCGGCTCTGCGCCCATCGGCCAGCCCAGCGCGGTCGAAGTGACTCTCGATGGCCGGAAGATCAAGCGCGGCGTAAAAGTATGGCCGGTCGCCACCGGGATGCTGAAGAGCGAGCTGTACGGCTGGTTGAAGCTGGAGCGGCCTACTGCGGAAAGCGGCAAACCATGCCCGCCTGGTTACTGCCACTTCCCGCAGTTGCCCGAGGAGTTCTTCAAACAGCTCACCGCCGAGCAGCTGGTGCCGAAGGTGGTGAAAGGCTACCGGAAGCTCGAATGGGTGAAGACGCGGGAGCGAAACGAGGCGCTCGACACGTACGTTTTGTGCCGCGCGGCCGCCACGCAGTTCGGCATGGATCGCTTCGGCGAGCGTCATTGGAAGGCGCTCGAAGAGCAGTTCGGCAGCGCTTCGAGGGAACCGGTGGAGCAAAGCGAGCCGCCTGCGCTTCCGAAGCCACGAGCGCTCCCCCAACGGCGTATCATTCGATCCCGTTTTCTGGACCGCTGACGATGTACACCGAACAGCAATTGCAAGCCCTGCGCGACGCTCTCGCGAACGGCGTGCGCCGCGTCCGCTTTGGCGACCGCGAGATCGAGTACCGCACTATCGACGAATTGAAGGCGGCAATCGCAGCGGCCGAGGCCGATGTCAGCAAGAGCAGCGGAGTGCCCGTGACTCGACACATCCGTGTCTCGACGGAGAAGGGCTTCTGACATGGGCCTCTGGAGCCGAATGAAAACCTGGCTGCCGGGCACGCGAGCCGCTGCCGATTACGAAGCGGCTGCTATGACGCGGCGCACAACCGGCTGGTCACCGGTCGCGAGCGACGTCAACACGCTCGTCTTCCGAAACGCGGACACGTTGCGGTCGCGCTCGCGCGACATGGTGCGGCGCAATCCTTGGGCCACCAACGCGCTCGATGCTTTCGTCGGAAACTGCATCGGGACCGGCATCAAGCCGCAGTCGCTACACACCGACGCGAAGCTGCGAGAACAGATCCAGGCCCTGTGGCTGCGCTGGACCGATGAAGCCGACGCCACCGGCCTCACGGACTTCTATGGGCTCCAGGCGCTGGCGTGCCGGTCGGTCATGGAGGCGGGTGAGTGCTTCATCCGCTTGCGGCCGCGGCTGCCGAAGGACGGCCTTTCGATTCCCTTGCAGCTTCAGTTGCTCGAGGCCGAGCATCTGCCGACCAACGAAACGCGGAAGCTCGAAAACGGAAACTACATCCGCGCCGGCATCGAGTTCAACGGGATCGGGAAGCGCGTTGCCTATCATCTTTATCGAGAACATCCCGGCGACGCTCTGAACCCGATGGCCTCGACCGAACTGGTGCGAGTGCCCGCCGACTCCGTTCTGCATCTGTTCCGCCCGATTCGCCCGGGCCAGTTGCGCGGCCAGCCCTGGCTGACGCAGGTTCTGATCAAACTCTACGAACTCGACCAGTACGACGACGCGGAGCTGGTGCGGAAGAAGACCGCTGCGATGTTCGCGGGCTTCGTCACGAAGAACGCGCCGGAGGACGTGCTGGTCGGCGAGGGCGCAGCGGATGCGAACGGGGCCGCGCTCACCGGCCTGGAGCCCGGCACGCTTCAAGTCCTGCTGCCGGGGGAGGATGTGAAGTTCTCGAACCCCGCCGATGTGGGCGCGAGCTACGAGACATTCATGCGCGTCCAGTTGCGGTCGATCGCCGCTGGCATGGGCATCACCTACGAGCAGTTGACCGGCGACCTCACCGGCGTCAACTACTCGTCGATCCGCGCCGGCCTGCTGGAGTTCCGCCGCCGCTGCGAGCAGTTTCAACATCAGGTCATCGTCTTCCAGATGTGCCGGCCGATCTGGCGGGCCTGGATCGACGCCGCCGTGCTCGCCGGCGCATTGCCGGCCAGCGACCGCAACTACGACGTGAAGTGGATTCCGCCAGGCTTCGCCTGGGTCGATCCGCTCAAGGACATCAAGGCCCAAATCATGGCGGTGCGCGCGGGCTTTAAGAGCCGCGCCGAGGTGGTCTCCGAACAAGGCTATGACGCAGAGGAGATCGACCGCGAGATCGCCGCCGACAACACGCGGGCCGACCAACTCGGCCTGGAATACGACTCCGACCCGCGAAAGGAAACCAATGACGCTTCTGCCACATCTGGCGGCGCGGATCTTTGATACCCCACTGCTGATCGCACCGCAAAAGCTCGAAGTGATTCTCGCCGTGCTCGCGCCGCGCCTCGGCCTCGAGGTGCCTGCGCCCGCCGCGGCGGCGACCTCGGAACGCCCCGCCCGGAATCCGTATGAAGTCACTCCGGACGGCATCGCCGTGATCCCGATCGAGGGCACGCTGGTTCACAAGGCGTACGGGCTCGACGCGCTTTCTGGTCTGCGGTCCTACGTGGACATCCAGGAGGAGATCGAAGACGCCGCGACCGATCCAGCGATCAAGGGCATCTTGCTCGATATCGATTCGCCGGGCGGCGAGGTGGCGGGCGTTTTCGACGCCGCGGACACGATCTATGCCGCGCGCTCCGCCAAGCCGATCTTTGCGGTCGCCGACACGGATGCATTCAGCGGGGCTTACCTGCTGGCATCGGGCGCGGAGCGAGTCTATGCAGGCCGCACGTCCGGCCTCGGCAGCATCGGGGTGATCGTCACGCACCTCGACGTGAGCGCGAGCGATGAAAAGCTCGGCTACAGGTACACCATCGTCCACGCGGGCGCACGCAAGGCCGACTTCAACCCGCACACGCCGTTGAGTGAAGAGGCACGCCGGGTGCTCGAAGCCGAGGTGGATCGCACTTACGGTCTTCTTGTCAGCGCCGTCGCGCGCAACCGTGGCGTGGATGAGTCCGCGATCCGCGACACCGAAGCCAGGCTTTACTTCGGCGGCGACGCCGTCGCGGCACAACTCGCCGACAGACTCGGCGCCCGCCAGGACGCCCTGGCCGGTCTTCGCGAGGCCATTTCGGCCCGCGCCGTTTCAATCCAACTTCAAGGGAGAAGCAGCATGAACGAAGAACAGCACGCGGCGGAGCCTTCCGCCGTGGATGTGGAAGCCATCCGCGCCGAGGCTCGCCGGCAAGGCTATGCCGAAGCGCGGGAAATCGTGGAACTGTGCGCCTTGGCGGGAATGCCGGGCAAAGCCGCCGCGCTGCTGGCGAAACAGGCGAGCGCGGCCGAAGCGCGCCAGCACCTGCTGGAGGCCCGCGCCGCCGAGGACGCCGCCGAGATCCGCTCGCACGTGATGCCGGAGACCGGAACCGTCGCCAAGGCGAATCTCGACAACAACCCGGTGATCAAGGCCGTCGAACGCCTGGCCGGGAAAGGGGTGAACTGACATGCCTGTTCAAACCGAAGGTAACTACCTGGGCGATTGGCTGAAGCACGAAGAGGACAACCTCTACAGCCGCGACAAGGTCACCGTGATTTCAGGCCAGAACCTCAAGACCGGCACTGTGGTCGGTATCATCACCGCGAGCAGTAAGGTGACACAGCTCGCACCGGCCGCCGCCGACGGCTCTGAGAAAGCCGCGGGCGTGCTGCTGCTCGATGTGGACGCAAGCGCCGCCGATGCGCCCGGCGTCATCATCGCGCGCCACGCGATCTGTGCCGACAACGCCCTAATTTGGCCCGAGGGCATCACCGGTCCGCAGAAAGCGACTGCCATCACGCAGCTGAAAGAGCTGGGCATTCTCGTCCGGGAAGGAGCGTAATCCATGCCGATCATCAATCCGTTTGCAACCGACGCTTTCGATATGGCGGCGCTGACCGCCGCCATCAACAAGATCCCGAACACCTATGGCCGGCTGGAGCAGTTGAACCTCATGCCGCCGCAGGGCGTCCGCACTCGCACGATCATCATCGAGGAGATGAGCGGCGTGCTGAACCTGCTGCCCACGCAGCCCGTGGGCGCGCCCGGCACGGTCGGCACGCAGGGCAAGCGCAAGGTGCGGTCGTTCGTGATCCCGCACATCCCGCACGACGACGCCGTGCTGCCCGAAGAGGTCCAGGGCATCCGCGCGTTCGGCTCCGAGACGGAGACGGACGCGCTCGCGAACCTGCTCGCGCAGAAGCTTCAGAACATGCGCAACAAGCACGCCATCACGCTCGAGTACCTGCGCATGGGCGCGCTCAAGGGCGTGATCCTGGACGCCGACGGCTCCACCCTCTATGACCTCTACAGCGAGTTCGGCATCACGCCGAAGACGGTCAACTTCGCGCTGGGCAGCGCCACGACCGAAGTCCTGCTGAAGGTGCTCGAAGTGAAGCGCCACATCGAGGACAACCTCAAAGGCGAGTTCATGACCGGCATTTTGTGCCTGTGCTCGCAGGGCTTTTATGACGCCTTCACCACGCACGACTCGGTAGAAGATGCGTTTAGGTACTACCAGCGCAACCAGCAACTGGGCAACGACTACCGCACCGGCTTCACCTTCGGCGGGATCACCTTCGAGGAGTACCGCGGCCAGGCGACCGACGCCGCGGGCAACGTGCGGAAGTTCATCGCCGACGACGAGGCGCACTTCTTCCCGCTCGGAACCGCCAACACCTTCCGGACGTATTTTGCGCCGGCCGACTTCAACGAGACGGCGAACACGCTGGGGCTTCCGCTTTATGCCAAGCAGGAGCCGCGCAAGTTCGGGCGTGGCACCGATCTGCACACGCAGTCGAACCCGCTTCCCATTTGCCTGCGGCCGGAAGTGCTGGTCAAGGGCACGAAGGCCTGAGCCATGGCCGATTGGACCTCCCTGGCCGGCGCGCTCAATGCCGGCGTGTTAGGTGCGTTCGGCCGGGAGGTCGTGTATTCGCCGCAGACCGGGCAGCAGGTGACGGTCAAAGCGATCTTCGATGAGACCCGCGAGGCCGAGGAGAACGCGCCGGGCGTATATGCAGCCGTGTTCCTTCGCGCCTCGGATCTTGCGGCGCCGCCGCAGCGCGGCGACGAGGTGAATGTGGACGGTGTTTCCTACAAGGTATTCGACATCCTGGCTGACCACGCTGGCGGCCTCATCCTTCGTCTGCGGCAAACCTGACCTATGGCTTCGGTCCGCATCTGGCAGAAGAAGCAGATCCGGCTCGATCGGCTGAACTTCAAGCAGCACCAGATGTTCAAGGTCGGCAACGTCGGTGTGGCGGCAGTGAAGAATCGCGTGGGTGCCGCGCTCGGGCCGTCGGATGCGCCGGCCAAGCCGCTCACCAAGCGCTACGCCATTCGCAAGACCAGACTCGGCAAGGGCAATCGCCGGAATCTCACGCTCACCGGCAACATGCTCCGCAACTTCATGGTCCGGACGGTGAGCGAGAACCGCGCGCGGGCGGGCCTCTCAACCCGCAAGGACCGGATCAAGGCGTGGGTCAACCAGAAGATCGAGCCCTGGGTGGTCTTCTCACCGAAAAACAAGGCCGCCGTGCTCGAAGCGGCGCGGCGGGTGCTCAACGAGATGAAGAGCACGCTTCTGATTGAACGTGCGCTCGGAGGCAGGCAGCGATGATCAATCCCGCCGAACTCGTGGACAACTTGGTCGCGTTGCTGCGGTCGATTCCGGATCTTGTCGCGGAGATGGATGGTGATCCGAAGCGCATCTACGCCTACCACGACCAGTACCCGAAGAAGGCAAGTCTGGCGCAGGCCATCCACACCATGCCGGCTCCGGCGGTGATGGCCGTGTGGCAGGGCACCGCACCCGGCACGTTCGGCACCGCGGATGTCTGGAAGCACCAGGTCACGCTCTACCTGCGAGCGCGCGAAACGGACGAGAGCGATCCGCCAGCCGCGTACTACCGGCTGTTCCGGCTGATCACCAAAGGCGTGCCGGCGGGATCGGAAGTGCCGATGCTGAACGCTACCATCCACCCTTCCTGCTACCCGATGGACCTGCCGCAGATCCAGCGGCAGACCGACGCCGAGGGGCTGGATTATTTCGAAGTTCCCATCACGTTTACGGAGATTGGTGATGAATGAACGCAATACTGTGTGGCTTCGGCCGCCATGGGGCGAGGGCGAGCCGAAAGAGTTCGACCCCAGGCCTGACGTCCTGGTCCCGCTTCTCGTTGCGGGCTGGTCGCAATGCGAGCCACCGGAGGTAAAGGAAGATGTCCACGACTAGACTGCAAGAGGTCCTGATCTGCTTCGGCAAGCAGAAGCAGACCGACATCGCGACCGCGAACTCGGGTACGCAGATGTGGCGCTTTGGAAAGCTCAACGCCGCGCTTGCGAACCCAAAGCTCAACACCGAGAACGACACCGAGGAGTTCGGCAAGGGCCACGAGTTCCCAACGCAGTCCTTTCAGACCTCCTGGGACGTCTCGGGCACGCTCGAAAAGTACTTGGGCGCCGAGATCGCGGCCTGGGCGATGGCGTTCGGCCTGGGCAAGGTGGTCAAATCCGGCGCCGCCCCGAACTTCACCTACACCTGCACGCCGCTGATGCCGGCGAACGGCGATGCTGCCGAGCTGCCCTACTTCTCCTTCGTCGAGCAGATCCGCCCGGGCGCGGGTGTGGTGCTCGACCGCATGGCGGTAGGCTGCGTCATCGAGAGCTGGACCATCACCCTCGGCAGCGGGCCGGGACGGGCCAACAGCCGCATCGCGATCGAGTTTGCCGGCTCCGGCAAGGTCACGGAGCCTTCCGGCATTGTGATGCCGGCAGCCACTCTCGAAAAGCTGCTGCCTTCGGCCTCGCTCGCGCTGAGCATCGACGGCGTCGACTATGTCTCGAACAAGAACATCGTGTCGCTTGAGACGGGCTGGAAGAACAACGTCCGCATGGACGCCGGCTTCTATCCCGGATCCGGCTTCCAGACGGCCGGCGATGCCACGAGCGGCGCGATCCGCGGCCGGTTGGAGTTCGGCAACCGGCAGGGCACGCTCCGCTTCACCGCGCGATTCGAGAGTGGCTCGACGGAACTGACCAAGCTCAAGAACCAGAGCACGGGTACGGCGGTGATTTCTCTCACCTACGATGCCAATAACTCGCTCGAGATCACCTGGCACAAGGTCTCCTTCGCGACCGCCGAGGTTGGGGAGACCGACGGCATCGTTACCGTCGCCGTCGAGTGCCTGCCGATGTACGACAACACCAACGGCATCGTCTCGGCCGTCGCCAAGTGCGGCGTGGACAGCATCTGCCAGTAGGAGCTTCCCATGTTTGATGCAACCAAACCCATCACGATGAACCTGCGGACTCCGGAAGGCGTGAAGACGGTTCGTCTGCGCTTTCCCTCTGACGAGGAGTGGTCCGAACGCCAGCGCAGGCGGAAGGTCATCATCAAGCAACTCGGGCGCGGCATCTCCGAAACCGTAGTCCCGAACTCCGAGGACGTGGACGCCGCCCTGCTGGCGAAGATCCGCGCCGAGGAGCAGGATCCCGTCGAGGTAGACCCGTTTGAGGCCAGCCGCATCATCGAGCAGTTGAGCCAGGCTGAGGTAGACGACGTTATCCAGACCGGCGACGCGTTCCGCATTACGCTCCGTGTGCTTGGGGGCGCCGTGGCCCACGTGCTTGCGATGCCCTCGGCCAAGGACGTCTTCGAGTACCGCCGCGCCTTCGCGCGCATCCTCGACCTGCCATTCAACAAGCAGGAGCTGACGATCAACCTGGCGGCCGCCGGCACGCTCTACAAGAAGCTTGCGCGATCGGCCGAAGGCTACACCGGTGAGGTCCCGATCATCCACCAGGCCGTGGCGGTGAAGGCCGCCATCGACGCGCTCGATGCCGCCTTCCAGGAGGACCGCGACCCAAACTTCTGAACGGGGAGTGGCCGGAGCGGCCGTTCCTCCGCTTCCTGGTCCACTGGGCCCTGCGGCGCGAGGAACTCTGCGATCCGGGCCTATGTCCTGATGCGCCGGAGGACGGCGGCCGCTGCGACCATTGCCCGTTCGACAAACTCGACGCCGCGCAGTCGAGCGAGACCGGACTGCTCATCCGCCGCGCACTCGACCTCCGGGCGGCGCTGAAGCTGGGCGTGCGAGTCTCACTCGATGAGATCCGCGCTGACGAGTTCTACGCCATGCTGATCCTAGAAGAGGAGCGCGAGCGGCTGGATCAAGAGCGCATCAATTCCCATGGCCGATAACAAACTCGAGCTGGTCGTCACCATCGAAGTCGATAAGGCCAATCAGTCCATCAAGAGCGTCAACGCCAACCTGTCGGACATCGAAGCGACCGCCACGAAAGCCGCGCGCGGCGCCTCGCAGGGCATCGACGGGATGACCGCCTCGATGGTGAAGGGCGCCACGGCCGGCAACCTGCTCGCGGACGCCATCAAGAAGGTCATCGACTTTGGGAAGGAATGGACCATTGGGGCTGCGCGGCAGGCGGCGCAGGAAGACCGGCTGGTTTCCATCACGCGCACTCTCGCCAAAGTGCACGGAGACGGCGCGGCCGCCGCAACGAGGGCCATCGAGGCCATTCGCCAGGTCGGCTACACCTCGGAGGACGCCACCACCAGCGTCCAGAAGCTCATCATCGCCGACATCGGGCTGGAGAAGGCGCAGGGCCTCGCGCGCGTTGCCAAGGACGCCGCCGCCGTGAGCACCGAAGGCATCGGCGCCGCCGAGGCCTTCGAGAAGATCATGCTGGCGATCGAGACCGGCCAGAGCCGCGGCCTGCGGACGATGAGCCTGTTTGTCGATCTGAACAAGGCAGTTCAAGTTGAGGAGCTGAAGCGCGGCCGAACGCTCACCGACCTCGAAGCCAAGCTGGTCCGCTACAACGCCGTGATGCGGGCGGCGACGGAGATTCAGGGTGCGGCTGCCGCCAAAGCCGAGAGCGTCGACGGCCAGATGGAGAAGCTCTCGCGCGAGCTGAAGGATCTCAAGGACGATGTCGGCCGCGCGTTCCAGAGCGAGTTGAAGGCCGTCGTCGGCCACTTGAAGGACCTGGTCGGCTGGTTCAAGGAGAACGTCACCTGGATTGAAAAGTTCGGCACGATGGCGGTCTGGCTTGCGGGCATCCTGGCCACCTACGCCATCGCGACCAAGATCCTGGGAATCGCCAAGGCCGTCGATGCCTTGACTCTCGCGCTCACGCGGAATCCCTGGGCGTTACTCATCACCGGCGTGGTCACCGCGGGGGCGATCGTCTACAAGTCGTACAGGGACATGCAGGAGGAATTGGAGGCGCGCGGCCGCGAGATGGAGAACGCGGCGCTCCGCCAGCAAATCTTTGCGGGCAAGACGTCCCTCGCCGACCTCCGGAAGCGCGGAATGACGGACGACCAGATCCGCGAACTGGTCACCGGACGCAGGCTGCTGCCCGGCGAAGAGGAGCCGTGGGGCGAGTTCGCGGCCGGCCTCCCCAAGATCGAGATCGCGGGCGAGCCGGATGTGGAAGCGCTGAAGCTCGCGCAGGAGATCCGGAAGCGCCAGGCCGAAAACGAGAGGTTCTTCCGGGAACGGGCCATCGCTGCCGCGGGCGCCGGCAAGACCGGTTTCGCCAAGGACATCGCCGAGATCAATGCCGAGATCGCCAAACGCACCACGTTCGTCGATGAGCGCGGCGTCTCGCACTACGTTGCCCTTACCAAAGCGGCCTGGAACGCGATCATTGACGAGGCGCGACAGAAACTCGAAGCCTCCAAGCAGCACTTCGCGATCGAAAACAAGAAGGCGTTGGCCGATTACCTCAAGGACGAAGAAGAGGCGCACCAGCGCGCGATGGAATTCGAGGCGCGCCGCTTCCAGCAACGCATCCAGAACGACGCCGAGATCGCCGAGCGCAACCTCGATCACCTGCGCCAGGTTTACGCCTTCGAGGAGCAGCGGGCCGGCTTCGAGCGCGACGCACGCCTTCGCGAGATCGAGGGAGCCGACGCACAGACGCTCGAGCAGAAGATCGCCGTCGAGCAGCGGAAAGCGGAGATCGAAATCGACTACCTGGAGAAGGTCCACGAGGTGAGGCAGCGCCTCTACGATATGGACACCTCGCGGATGTTGCTCGAAGAGGAACTGACACTAAAGCGGCTCGGCTACCAGGCCGGCGAGATCAAGGCGCGGATCGCGGAACTGAGCCAACAGCGCGAGGACATCCGGCGGCAGAACCAGGAAGCCACGGACGCCGCGATCCAGGCCGCGCGCGAGAATGCCGCCAACCGGGCGGCTCAACTGGTGCGCGAGCACAACCGCAGCGTTTTTGAGTCGCTGAAGCAGCAGGCTGGCGGCGTCTTCGATGCGCTGCTTCAGAAATCGCAGTCGGTGTGGTCGGCCATCGCGAACTCGTTCAAAACCGCGTTGCTGACGGCGATCAAAGAGGTCGTTACCTCGCGCGTGGCTGCGATGCTGATGTACCTGTTTACCGGCCAGAAGGTGACGTTCGCGGGCGGAGGCGCTGGTTCCGGTGGAAGCGGCGGCATCCTGGGCGGACTGCTGGGCATCGGGGCGATGCCGGTGTTCGGCGGTACGGGCGGGCCGATTCCAGGCGGTGCGGTCGGCGGCTGGGGCACGCCGCCCTTTATCCCGAGCGGCGGCGCTGGTGGTGGCGGCCTCACGTCCAAGGCCGGCGTCGGCATTCTGGGCGGCCTCAAAGGATGGAAGGACATCCTGAGCAGCCTGGGCAACATCGGCTACCGGCCGGAGCGCTGGCGCCTTGACGAGATGGGCAACATGACCAAGATCGCCGATGCGCGCGGGATCGGCGGCTGGCAAGGTGGCGCGCTGCTGGCCGGCGGGAGCATCCTCGCACTCGAAGGACTGCGGCGCGGCGGTTGGTCCGGCGTCGTCATGACCACAGCGGGCGGCGCGATGATCGGCGCGAAATTCGGCGGACCGTTGGGCGCGGCGATCGGGGCCGGTGTGGGGTTCGTCGCCGGCTTGGCGCGGCTGTTCGTCAAGAGCGCGGAGGAGAAGGCGCGAGAGAAAATCAAAGCCCTGTACGGCGTCGACATCTCCGACAAGGGACTGCTCAAGCAGATAGTGGACACCGCGAAGCAGGCCTTCGGCGGCAACCTCGACATGGCGATTCGCAGCCAGCAGATCCGGGACTTGGTCCAGTTGTACGCAATGAGCACGGGCCAGCCGACCCGGGGCATGCCCACCACGGTTCACCCACTCGACGTTGTGCAGGTTGGCGGCTCGCTATATCAGTCGCCGGGATATTCGAACGGCGCCGCCCTCCCCGGCCTGAACGGCCTTCCGACGCTCGACAGGATCGGCGGCGGCGTGGCCTCAGGCGCCGGCCTCGGCACGACGGTGGTCAATCTCCAGATCGACTCGAAGACGGTCGGCAACGTGATCATCCAGAACGGGCGTGTAGTGGCTCAGGGCGCGATCAACGCGATGAAGGCAAATGCCGGCCGGCGGGAGTTGACGGCACTTCAGGTCAGCCCTGGCTTGGTGACGACATGACGCTCAGGCTGCGGACCGGGGCAGGACTTCCCGTTCAACCTTGCGGCCTATGGCGTCTTCGGTGGCTTCAAGGTCGTACTTCGCCTGAAGGTTCATCCACATCTGGGCCGAGGTTCCGAAATAGCGGGCAAGCCGCAAGGCTGTGTCCGCCGTGATGCCACGCTGGCCCTTGATGATGCTCCCGATTCTGTTCGCCGGCACGCGAAGAGCAAGGGCAAGAGCATTCACCGTCAGGCCGGCTTCCTGAAGCAGGTCTTGAAGTACTTCGCCAGGATGGATTGGCGCCAAACGCTTTTCTGACTTCGTGGCCATGAATGCCTCCTAATGGTAGTCCACGATCTCCACATCGTGAGCATCTCCGTCCCGCCATGCAAAGCAGATGCGGTACTGGTCGTTAACGCGAATACTGTACTGGCCCCTGCGATCACCCTTCAGGGCTTCCAGGCGCAGTCCTGGCAGTTGCAGATCGCCAAGCGAAGTTGCGGCATCCAGAAGGGCCAGGCGGACGCGAGCTGCCTTCTCGATCGCCTGAAATTTTCGGCTGAACTTCCGGTCCAAAAGCCGCTGGACTTCCTTGTCACGGCAGGACCGGATCATACGCACTCTATATTACGATATCCGTACAATAGCGGCAACCCTATGCCTGGCAGTGTTCAAAATGCCGTACCCGCCGCGGTGCTGCCGCAAAGCTTGTGCCGCGCATTCGTCCACACGCGAGAGTACCCGGTCATCGACAACGAGTACCGGAACGGCGAGTCGCAACGGTCGGTGCAGGCCACCACCAGCCGCAAGAAGTGGGCGCTCACGAAGCGCCTTACTCCGACACAGCTGGCCGCGCTCCGGACGTTCTACGACGCACGGAACGGCCCCGCCGAGCCGTTCTATTTCTACGACCCTTACGAGACGAACCCCAAGTTCTCTTACGACCCGACCGGCCAGGCGACACAAGGCCGGCACACCGTGCGGTTCAACTGCGAGTGGAGCCAGTCCGTGTCACCTGGGCGAGCCGTGGTCGAAATCGAACTGCTGGAGGTAGCCTGATGCTGTTGCTCAAACCGGGAGTCCGCGTTGCCGGCCTGCGGCCGGAGATCCTGCTCGCGATCATCGCCGCGGAGCGCGTCTGCGCCGAGATGGGCGTGGATTGCGTCGTGACGGCGTGCGTAGACGGCGTTCACCAGGCCGGCTCTTTGCACTACTGCGGCCTTGCGGTCGATCTCCGCAGCCGCGATTTCCTTCCGGGCGATGTGGACAAGGCCATCGTGCACATCAAGCAGTGCCTCGGCACCGACTACGACGTGGTTCTTGAAAAGGATCACATCCACATCGAGTTCCAGCAGAAGCAGCCGTTGACTCATGCCTGATTACATCGGCAACATCGCCGTCCCGGAGATCACGCCGAGCGGCACGTTCCCGATCGCGCCCGACTACCCGCACGGCCGCGCGCAGCTGCCCGAGGTGGTAATCCACCAGTTCGGCTCCGGCAACGCGAAGATCGAGCAACGGTTCCTCCTTGGCACCGGCGCTGTGCGCTTTACCGTGCGGCGCGCCTGGCTCCGCGAGTCCGAACGCATCGCCCTGCGCAACTTCTGGGAGTCGAAGTACGGTCCCTACGGCGCGTTCACCTACAACGCGCCGAACGACGACGGCAACGGGACCACGCCCTACATCTGCCGCTTCGCTAATGAACCGCTGTCCTGGGAAATGGTCGCCGACTGGGCCTGCTCGGTCGGCGTGACGCTGGTCGAGATCCCGTCGAGCACGCCCGCATACGCGCTCAACGCTACGGTCACCCGCTTTCCCTCGCAGGCGCTCAAGGACGCGCTGCTCTCGCAGGTGCAGCAGGTTATCCCGCTGATTAAGATCCAGCCGTTGCAGGCCGGGTATCCCGCCATCTATGTGTCGGACCGGCGTTGTACCGTGGGCGCGCAACTCTATCAGGCGCGGCTGATCGACTTTGACGGCATCTCGCAAGGCATGGGCAACGAAGCCGACGACGCTTCCTTCACTTTTGGCAACGCCGACCGCGTCATGCGCGATCTCGCCAACGACGTCGACCTTTACCGCGCCTCAATCGAGTTCTCGCTGTTCCACGTGGGAACCGGCATCAAGCTCGATCTCTGGAAGGGCGACATCGTCAACTGGTCGCTCGATGCCGGCCCGGAG